ATTTGCTGTTGGTATTGCAGTTGCAAGAATAGGTGATAGTGCTGACGCTGGTGCAATGACAAGTGGTTCTGGTAATGTTTTTGCAAACGGTTAGAAAAACCTTATAAATATCCGTATGGCAGTCTATGATTCACAAACACAAAGTAAGAGTACACGAAATTCCAGACAATTTAGGGATATCGACTTAGACTTTAATAGAAACGCAATTACAAATGATGTGGCTGTGGTTGAAGATGTTATTGCTGTTAAAAGGTCAGTTAAAAATTTAATACAAACTAATTTTTATGAGAGACCTTTTCATCCTGAATTAGGTTGTGGTATTAGAGAGTTATTGTTTGAAAACTTTACACCAATGACCAAGATTTTTCTACAAAGAAAAATAGAAGAAGTTTTAATTAACTATGAACCAAGAATTAATTTACAAAATGTTGCTGTTGATGATGACCAAGATAACAATAGATTAGTTGTTGATATTTATTTTTATGTAGTAGGCGTACCAGGTCCACAAGTAGTGCAATCATTTTTACAGAGGGTAAGATAATAAATGTCAAATAAACTAGTAGTTTCTGATTACGATTTTGACGCAATCAAAATAAACTTAAAATCTTTTTTACAAGGTCAAACACAATTTCAAGATTACGATTTTGAAGGTAGTTCTTTAAATATTCTTTTAGATATTTTATCTTACAATACACATTATCTTGCTTACTTAGCCAACATGGCAACAAATGAATTATATCTTGATAGTGCAGATATAAGAAACAATATTGTATCATTAGCAAAGATGATTGGTTACACACCATCATCACCTAAAGCGCCTATGGCCTCTATTGATATTAAAGTTAATAATGCGACAGGTACAAACATCACTATGAATAAAGGTACAATTTTTACTACAAGTGTTGATGATGTTTCATACCAATATGTAACAAACTCTGATATTACAATTACACCGGCAAATGGTGTTTATAATTTTTCTAGTGTTCCTGTTTACGAGGGTTCTCTAGTTACCTTTAAATATACTGTTGATAGCACAGATGTAGACCAAAAGTTTACTTTACCAAATGCTAATATTGATACTACAACTCTTTTAGTTAAAGTTCAAAATAGTTCTAGTGACACAACTACAAACACATATTCATTAGCAGGTGGTTATAATAATGTTGACGCAAGTTCAAAAGTTTATTTCATACAAGAAAGTCAAGACGGTAAATTTGAAGTTTATTTTGGTGATGGTGTTGTTGGTAAAAAATTAGATGATGGTAATATTGTAATTATGGAATATGTTGTTACAAACAAAACAGAGGCCAACGGTGCTAGCACATTTGCTCTTTCAGGTTCTATAGATACATTTACAGATGTAAGTATTACAACATCAGCAGCTGCTCAAGGTGGTTCAGAAGCTCAAACAAAAGAGTCAATAAGATATAATGCTCCATTACAATACTCAGCACAAGATAGAGCGGTTACAACAAGTGATTACGAAACAAAAGTATTAGAATTATATCCTAATGCTCAATCAGTATCAGCATGGGGTGGCGAAGATGACGAAACACCGATTTACGGTGTAGTTAAAATTGCCATTAAGGCAGCTTCAGGTTCTACTTTAACAGACGCTACTAAAAATGATATAGTTACACGATTAAGAAAATTTAATGTTGCTTCTGTAAGACCAGAGATTGTTGATCCTGAAACTACATCAATTCTTTTAACATCAACTGTTAAGTATGATGAAAAAGCAACAACTAAATCAGCTACTACTTTAAGATCAGAGGTACTATCATCTTTAACTAATTACGATACAAACACTTTACAAAAATTTGATAGTGTGTTTAGATATTCAAAAGTTGTACAATTAATTGATGATACGGATAGTTCTATTTTATCAAACATAACAACTTTAAAAATTAGAAAAGATTTTACACCAACAATAGGTTCATCAACTAGATATGATGTTTACTTTAGAAATGGTTTATATAACCCACACTCAGGACATAACAGTTCAAGTGGTGGTATTTTAGAGTCAACTGGTTTTAAAGTAGAAGGTGATACAACTAACGTTTATTTCCTTGATGATGATGGTCAAGGTAATGTAAGAAGATATTATTTTGTAGGTGCTGTTAGAACATATGTAAACAGTACACAAGGTACAATAGATTATTCAACAGGTCAGGTTACGATAAATTCATTAAACGTATCTGTTATAGAAAATATTAGAGGCGCTGCTTCAACAGTGATTGAGTTAACAGTTCAACCAAGTTCAAATGATGTAGTTCCTGTAAGAGATCAAATTTTAGAAATAGACACAGCCAATTCATCTATAACAGTTCAAGCAGATACTTTTGTAGGAGGGTCAGCAGACGCTGGTGTAGGTTATACAACAACAAGTAGTTACTAATGGCCACTTTCAAAGACAAAATATCAAGTCTTATAAATCAACAAGCTCCCGAGTTTGTATTAGAACAACATCCTAAATTTTTAGAGTTTCTAAAAACGTATTACACGTTTATGGAATCTGCCGAGTTACACGTTACTTCGGTTCAAACAACAGATGGTATATCACTAGAAACAGAAACAGCTCAATCTAGCGAATTGCTTTTAAATGGATCTCGTATAGATACAGATAGAACACAACTAGACGCTGGTGATAAAATACTTTTAGAAAGTTCCTCTTTTGGTAAATTTACAAGAGGTGAAACTGTAACAGGTTCTACTTCAAAAGCAACAGCAACTATATTAGCTGAAGACTTATCTAATGGTAGATTATTCATATCAGCACAAAACAAATTTAAAGACGGAGAAACTATTACAGGTAATTCATCTAGTGCTAGTGCCGTAATTAATAATTACAAACCTAATCCTGTAAACAACATACAAGAGTTATTAAGTTTTCGTGATCCTGATAAAACAATTTCAAACTTCTTAACAAAATTTAGAAATGAGTTTTTAAATACTTTACCAAATTCTTTAGACGAAGGTGTTGACAAAAGAAAACTAATTAAAAATATTAAATCTCTATATAGATCAAAAGGTACAAATAGAGGACATGAATTATTTTTTAAACTATTATTTAATTTAGAATCAGAGGTCATTTATCCTAGAGATCAAATGTTAAGAGCTTCTGATGGTCAATGGGATTCTCAATTAATTTTAAGAGCCATACAAACAACTGGTCAATTAACTTCAGGCGATACTTCTCTTTTAGTGGGTAGAACAATAACTGGTGAAACTTCAGGTGCCACAGCAATTATTGAAAACGTATTTAAGTTTCAAATAGGTGAAAATGAAGTAACAGAGTTTGTTTTAAATTCTGACACATACGCTGTAAGCACTTTTCAAGTAGGAGAAGTTTTAAGAGGAACATCCTCAGATGATGAAGATTTTTTTATTAAAGCAACAGTAACAGGTATTCCTCAAGCTGTAACTATTACAAATGACGGATCATTATATACTGCCGGTGATGTAGTATCATTAACAGGTGGTGGTGAGGGTTCACTGCTTAGTGTTGATAGTATAGGTCGTGGTAGTTTACAAAACTTTTTTGTAGATAGTGGTGGTACAGGTTATGAAATAGGAGATGATATTGTATTTAATGATACTGATACAGGTGGTGGATCAGCAAGAGCAAAAGTTTCTGTTGTAAATGGTGGATTTACTCCTGAGAGTGGGGTAGAAACTGATTCAGAATCACATATTATTTTAGAAGATGAAACTGTTAGAGGTGACCCTTACACAGGAAATAAAATTGTACAAGAAAGTGGATCAGGTAGTAATGATATTACAGATATTAGAATTATAGACGCCGGTTCAAATTATCAATCTTTACCTATTGTTACAGTTGATGATACAAACGGATCAAGTGCCAGTATATTTACTTATGGTAATGAAATAGGAAAAGTTCAAAATTTAAATATAATTGAATCAGGTGCTGAACATCAATTATCTCCTAGTCCACCTACAATAGCATTAAGATCAAAAATTCTTTTATTAGGTAGATCAGGTACTTTTCTTGCTAACGAAGAAGTAACAGGTGTTGCTCCAGATTCTACTGTAGTTACAGCAACAGTTATATCTATAGATACAGATAGAAACATTTTAACTTTATCAGGTGGTAATTTTCAAATAGATTCAA